GCTGCATGTCCAAGTCGGGCCGCTCGGCAGTGGCCCATTCACGCCACGAATCGGGAAGTTGCCAGTCAGCCGGCAAGCGCGAAGCGCGCGCACCCTCTTCTGAACGTAGTGAAGAAGAGTCTTCTCTTCTCTTCTCTTCTCTAGGTAACGCTCCGGTAACGATGGCATCGTTACCTTGGTCGTTACCCGTGGCGTTAGTGGAATCTACCGCTTCTGTCTTAGCCCTGCTCTTGGCCACACGCTGCGCGGTTAGGGCGCGATCCTTGGCCGTTTTGCCGTTGTGACGTTCAAAGTTCGGAAGCGACAACCCGCCTTCCTCAATGTCTAGCCAGCCGACATTCGACATGGCGGCGCACATTCCGCTAACGCCAATCACACGGTCAAGTAACGCTGCGGTAACGCCGCGAGCGTTACCGTCAACAGAGTGCTGGTCGAACCAGCGCCAGACTTTGAGCAGCTTCCCAACCGTGAGGTCAGGATCGTCAAAGCCGAGCGCCAGCGTGATGGCCATGATCTCCGGCTTCTCCGGAGTCGCGGTATCGAACTTGAGCCAAGCCATCCTTTGTTATCCCTATGCGTTGCTGGTTGACTTGGGGATGGATGTGCCGGGCCAAGTGGTCATGCGGCCTCCTCTTCAAAAAGGTCGCCGTTCTGCATGTCGAAGCGCACGCCATCCATGGCGGCTTTGACGTTCTTCACTGCCTGACGAAAGTAGCTCGTCTTCAACTCAAAGCCAACACCCTTGCGGCCCAGCATCACCGGGATGTAAACCTCGCTCCCGACGCCCATAAAAGGCGTCAAAACGGTTTCGCCAGGGTTTGTGCGCAACACCACGCAACGCTCAATCACGTCAAGCTGCAACGGGTGAACGTGTTTTTCGTCTTCGCTGTCCCGCGCCTCACGGTAAGGTAGAACATGGTTAAAGCGAATGTCGTCCCACATACAGTCTGCGTACTGGCGCCAGATCCAATGAGAGAAACGGTTTTCAGTTTGCTTTCCCTTCCAGCCTCGATACGAAAGCACGTCTGACGGCGGTACGCGCTCGCCCGCGTACTCAAGCAGTCCTACCGGGTGCTGCACGGGGATGGGGTTCTGGCCGGCGTTGCGGAACAACAGCAGGTAATCGCCACTTGCGACGCCCGCATCAATGCTGTCGGCGCAAAGGGAGGCATGAGCCAGATTCTTTTGCATGGTGCGCAAGCGAACCTCAAGCGGCTCTTTCCATATCATGTGACGCCCAGCGTACTTCCAACCGTGCTTTTCGTGCAAGCGGATGATGTCTCCCGGGAAGTCGATATAGCTGTCCGTGCCGGAATTGGAGCGCGGCACATCCATGCAGTGAACCGCTGTCATTCGTCCAGGCATGGTGATGCGGGCTTTCTCGGCCACTACAAACTCATAGTGCTTGAGAAATTCGTCGTAGTCCGAGCAGTTCGACAGGTCGCGGTCGTTGCTGGAATAGTGATAAAGGCCTCCGAACGGCGGCGAGTACACGGTGAAATGCACGGAGCCGCTCGGAAGCTTCTGCATCCCTTGAATGCAGTCACCATTGAACAGGGCGCACCTGTCCGTTACAAACTGGTCGAACACATCGTTCACATCAGCCATGTCGGAACCTCCATCTTTTTAGTAAAAGCGCTCGCACGCTCAATTGCCAGCGCCGCGTTCTGGTGTGTGACCAGATTAGCGAACATGGCGTCTGCCTTTGCTGCTTTGCGCTGGAAGTTGCGCATGATTCCGCGCCCGCCCTCGGTGGTGACGTAATCGACCGTCACTGGGCGTTTCTGTCCGAAGCGCCAGCATCGGCGGATGGCTTGGTAGGTCTGTTCGTAGCTGTGTGACGGGAAAAACGTCATGTGCGCGCAGTGCTGAAAATTCAGCCCCCATGCGCCGATCTTTGGTTTTGTGATCAATACTCGGGCCTTGCCGTCGGCGAACGACAACAGCTTTTCCTCTTTCGCGTCATCGCTGTCTGCGCCGCTGACTTGAACGGCGTCGGGAATCAGGCGTTCCAGCAAGTTGCCTTCATCGTTCAGCTCACACCAGACGATGGCGGGCTGGCCGGTGTTGTTGACCAAGCTGGCCGCTTGCTCGCAGCGCTCGGTCAGAGTGCGGCGGCGTTCCTCGCGTTGCTCCTTCAAGCCAACAGCAGGCAGCTCAAACAGCATTCCTTCGGCAATGTTCTCAGCCGACACCACATGCTCACGCTCGATCAGGGGCGGCAGTTCAAAGCGCGTATCGTCAAAGCCCACGTCAGACGGCTTGCGCATCGCGCGTGACCACGATGCAACCCAGCGCCAGAAAGGCTCTTCAGCATGGCCCTTGAGTCGCCACTTGATGACCTCGCCACGCATCCGGCCCGTAGCTGAGTTGTTCAGATCGTTCTTAAAGAAACGATTGAGCATGTCCATGTAGCCCAGGTGCCCCAGTGCTTCGGACGATGTGCCCAGCTCGATATAGTCATTCGGCGCTGCCGTGGCCGTCGCCAGCAGGCGATAGGGCAGCTTGCGCATGAATGTCGTTATGGCGGTCTTGGTCGATCCATCGAAGCTCTTCAAGATGCTCGATTCGTCGCACACCATCCCGTCAAAGTCGGCCGGGTTGAACAGCGACAGTCGCTCGTAATTTGTGATGTAGATACCAGCGCCGCCGATGTCCCCGTCACGGCAGAGAGTCACCTCCACGCCGAACTTATCCGCCTCGCGTGAGACTTGGAAGGCCACTGCCAACGGTGCGCAGAACAGCACGCGGCCATTCGTCTTGCGCACCACGTTGTCAGCCCAAACCAGTTCTTGAACGGTCTTGCCAAGCCCGCAGTCTTCAAACAGTGCTGCCCTGCCCTTGTGCAAGGCCCATTCCACCATCGCGGCCTGGAAGTCGAAAAGAACCGGCGGCAAGGAAATGGGCTTGAACCCATGATCCCCGCCAGAATGAGACTTCGATAGGATGAAGTCGGAGTAAGTGCGGTGTCTTTCCGCTAAAATCACATCAGCCACAGTCATTCCCTTTCAATGGCTCGTTTGGTTAGAAAGCCCGCTGTTTGCGCAGCGGGTTTTCGCTTTTTGGGGACTCAAGCGGCCCCATCGCTTTGCGCACGCTACGCGCAGAATAGAAAGACCCGCTGTACAAGCCGGGCAAAGCCGCGCCGCGCCCGGAGTCATGGGCGATTCGCACCCGTGATCCGCTGGGAGGAGAAGGAGGAAGCGCATTCAGGCCACGCGCTCGGGTTCGGTGGCGCGCTTGGCGACCATCACATCAAGCGTTACCGCGCCCTTTGTGAAGTCGCGCACGGCCGGCATGTACTTGACCGGCACGCCATCGACGGCGATCTGGCTCATACGTCCGGCGCTGATGCCAAGAAATTCGGCAAGCGCCGCGTACCTGCCGCGCTCCTGGTCAAGCCAAGTTTTTAGTTCCATAACGCCACTTTAGATGAGTCTAAAGAGAAAGTCAAGCCCTTCGTTAAGCCGCGATCTTTAGCGCGGGACGTTCATCGGCAAGGGGGAAGACGGCTGATCTAGACCGACGCCACCCAGGCCGCCCGAGGGCTGTTTTTTGCGCCTTGCGAAAATTTCTTTAGAAAACACTTGACGGCGCATTTAGTTTGCTCTAAAGTTCACCCATGCCGCACCCAAAGCGGCACCGGGCCAAGCGATCGCGCCGAGCCCGGCAGCTCATTAAAAAAGCACTTCCCGGGCCTCTGATGGCAGGGCGTGAACCGCGACGAGAGCAGCGGGTGATGGGGCCGGCAGCCTAGAGCAGCAAGCCGGTGGAACGCGGTCGCCCCGGGTGGGGATTGGAGGCTGCGTGTATACGGCGCAGATAGTGATCTGCAAAGCCCAGCCAGTGGGCAGCGGAAGCCGGCAACGCCGGGAGATGTCCGCGAAGCCCTTCTCGGAGGGCGTAAACCTGAGCCGCGTGACAGGCGGTTGAGGTTTTCAACCACACACAGGAGAGAGACATGGGAGCAAAGCACACGACTGGGCCGTGGACAGTCACAGGTAGCGGAGGTCGGTGGGAGCAGC